CGCGCCCGGCTACGTGATGGCCAAGATATTCCAGAAATCCCGGCTGGGACATAACGGTTACTTCAAGCGTCTTGATTGGGTCTGACATAAAACTCTATTGGGCTGCCAAAGGCTTCTTCAACCGCCCTGAAGGCTCCAGGGCACCCCGCAGACAGGTCATCAAACCGAATTATTCCCCCGGGAACCATCCTGGGTACAAAGAACTTGATTACCGTCCTGTAGGACTCATACAGGTCACAATCGCAATGGACAAGGCGAAACATTTTTCCGTCCAACTGTGGCAATGTCTTGGAAAACTCACCTTGAACAAACTCAACATTGGAATAAGGGCTGAATCTCTTTTTTACTGCTTCAAGGTCAACATCCGAGTAGCGCCCCTTTGGATGATGCCTGTTATCGTCAAACTCCCCTGAAAACGGGTGCCCGGTAAAAGTGTCACAGAGATAAAGGGTACTATTGGGGGCAAGCCGCTGGGCGATTTTCTCTCCCGAGTCTCCAGTGTAGACTCCGCACTCAGCGTAGTCGCCAAAGGGAAGCTCGTAAGCTCTGTCTAGCATATCGTGAAACGTCATAGGGGTTCAGGGGCAGGATGCGAACCCTGCCCCCAAGTATCCCGTTAAATTAAGCGAATAGCTCTCTCAGCTCTGCCCAGACGGTATAGCTGCCGTTAACCTGGGCCGCAGAGGCCGTCCCAGTGGCAATCACGTTAAAGCTCAACGTATCGCCAGCAGCCAGGGTGGCTTCGGTAATCTGAGTTGACTGGCACTGGCCTGCGGTTCCGGTAATGGCCAGAGTGCCAAGAGCGGTAGTTCCGTTCATGGCAACCAGCTTTACCGTAGCCGAGGCCGGTACGACATCAATCGTAGCCGAAATGCCTCCCAAGGCGCAGCGCCGCAGAACCCGATAGCGGTCAGAGTTGGTGCTGGTAAGCACATGGTCTGACGCCGTAAAGGTTTGCGTACCGTACTGTACAACGTGGCTGACGGCCACCGGAGACCGCTGAGGAGTGATGTGTTGGCTATAAGACATTTCTCAGTGTCCTCCAGTTAGGCCGAACTGATATGGTAGATATGCTCTTCGGCATCAGTTGCCTGAGACCAAATCCTTTGCCAGCCACCAAGGAAGTCAATTATGTTAGCTTACTGTTTCCAGTAAGTTCAGACTATATCTTCAGGCTTTTCAGCCTGCGAGGCGTGTAGTCGTTGAGGATTGCGACAAGAAAGGACTTGATTGGCCGCTCGTATACAGGCCCTGGGGTCAATGCGAACCTTCTTAGCTTCGATGATTCGCCTTGTCAGTTCGATGGTTTCACCGTCTTCCATCGGGAGCTTATGCTCTGATTGCCTGCGGGCAATCAATTGAAGCATCAACTCCGCCTGTTCTCTTTTGCTGCCGCGAAGGTAGGGCAGAACCAGAGAAAGCAGCCTCTGTATTCTCCCATAGCCCGAAACGGCTATCTCCAAAGCAGGGTTCTTGTTTCCGTTTAGCGCATAGTAGAACCCAATCTTGTTTTCTACCAGTATCTCGCTAACCTGCCGGATGATTTCCATATCGGTGTTCACTACTTTTACCTTCAGGTCCATCTGTCTGCCGTTTTTTGCTGTATTATCTATGCGGGCGGAAACACATCCCTCCCCCATAATAATACCAGCTAAAATGGCCAGTCGCTCTTTCCTGCTGATTGTCTCCATAGTTGACAGATTATCACCTGTCTGAGGTACTGTCAATTTTGGGAGAGGTTCCAGCATATAGCCTCGTTCTACGCCGCTATCGCTAGCGACGCGGGCACTTGTGTGTACCAGGCAAGCTTTTGGTCTCGCCCGAAGTCCTGGGGAACGTTGGCTCGGATTTCCTCGGGGATGGCAACGCCTTCCATTACCGCGTCGGCACCGAACAGTACGCCTTCACCGAGAACGGAGCCGTTGCCGATAACGTTGGAAAGTACGTTGGTCTCCTCGACAAATCTAACCATATAGAATGAGCCGATTTCACCACGGAAGATGTTCGCAGCATGTTCCGCAGTGTACTTACTGATTTCCTGCCATCCACCGGCGGCAGTATCACCGTGCATGCCCGAGAGCAAGTTCACCGACCCGATGCAGACATACTTACTGCCATCGTAGAAGGGGATATTGCGTCTGCGAGCATCGTCAGCGATTAGCCGAACGTTGGCTCCTGACAGGTTGACGGATGCAGTAGCGGTGGCAGTACCGTTGGTGGTAATGGGAACGGTGCCACTGGCGCTATTGACAGCCACCAATTCCGCAGCCGTAAACTGCGCGGCGGCGGCTGAGTCCAGAACCTTCGACTGGTCGTTACGCAGCGCAACAAGCACCGCGTTCTCCACGTCGAATTCTGACAGAGACTCCAGCTTTCCAGTCCAGGGAATTGCGTTACCGTATTCGGTAATCGTCAAGGTGCCCTGTTGAATCTGGAAGTTGGTCTCAGGGATTGTGTTGGTTTCGACCAGGGTTCCACCAGCAGTTGCCAGGTTGCGGGCCTTGTCGAAGAACAGCGAGTCTCCTCGCTGCGCTCCCTTGGCACCCTTGACCTGGACGAACTGACGGAACCTCTGCGTCGGTTGAGCCTGATAACGCAGTTGACGGCTAAGTTCGTTGTTGCTGAAAAAGCCGCCCAGTGAGTTAGTGGCCCATAGTTGCTGAGGCACTTAGGTTATCTTCTAACCTCCGTGTGGGGTTGAGTTACTGACCGATGGGGCGACGGAGTGTTCCGATGCCGCCACCGGCTCCTTGCGATACTCTCTGGTATTCCTTTTTACGGGCAGAGATGTATTCATCGAGCGGGTCACCCGCAGGTGCCGGGACGGGCTGCGGTTGATGCTCTTGTCCCTGACCGGGGGCCAGGGCAAACTTGTTTGCTTCTCCTTGCATCTGAACAGTTTCCTGCTTGCCAGCGGCAAACGATTGCTGGCCAAAAGAGCGGATATTGTTAGTGGCCTTTTCAAGCAGGGCGTTAATGTCACCAAGGCTGTCAGGGTCTTCTGTTACCAAGCGCCTAACTTCGGCATCTACCCAGTGCTTGTAATTTACCAAGTCGGGGTTCTTGGATTCCCAGGTGGAAATAGTTGTTTGTACTTGCTGGACAGCATGAAGCTGGTTTCCAACCCGCTGGACAAGGGTGGCCTCGAACTGCTTGGGGTCGTTTACCATTAAGTCTAGCAGGTCGGGGTCTTGGGCAACTGCCTCCGCCGTCTTCTGGGCAACCTGTTCCTGAGAAAGCTGGTTCAGGTTGATGCCGATGCTGCCGAACTTCTTTTCCAGTTCGGATGCCTTCTGGGCCTTTTCATGGAAAGCACGCTGAACTTCTTGGTAGCCTTTCTCGAGCTCTTCAACGCTCTTGTATTTTCCCGCAAAGAGCTTTTCAGGTTCGGCTGACTGTGGTTGCGCTTCCGGGGGTGGAGTGGTTAGCTCGGGCTGTGGAATTGGAATGGCGGGAGGAACGATAGGGGCTGGCTGGACAGCCGGAACCGTTGTCGGCGCGGCTTCAGCCTGACGCTGATTGTCAAGCTGGTCGTAGACCGCCGCGTGACGGGAGCTAATGTTGGATTGCGGTGGCTTGGGTTGACTTTCTGGTGCTTGCGGTTGCTGAGGTTCTGGCATTTATTCTCTCCCAAACTCCCCGCCACCAAAAGTTACCCCCCACCCAAAGGACGACTGATATTGGTGGGGAGTACTGAGATATTCATATAGGTTTTCCCGCTCACACACCTGCTTGTTGAACCCAGTGCATTCATCTATATTTTCAAGCTCCCATTTTAAGTGCTGACCAGAAATGGGACTCCTGAATACCGCATCAGTCAGGGCTTGCTTCACATCTGTTTCTTTTATTGTCATTTCCCCCGTCTCCTTAGAGAGTGTAGGTTATTGCCGAGCATACTTCTTGGCCCGTTCGGCATAGGCTAAAACCTTGTCTGCGGCCTTCCAGCCAATCTTGGGCTGGTCAAGGAAGATGAACTTCATTAGCTCAAGCGCCTTTTTGTAGGCGTATAGCTCACGCTGCCTGCCGTATAAATCGGTCTCAGGCAGCATTTCCAGCAAGCTGTTCCATTCGGCATCCACCCATTGCTGCTCGGCCTCCAGACGCTTTTCTATAATGGCAAAAGCAGGATGGCCGAACATTTCCCGAAGAGCGTCGCCCTCGTCGGCCAGCTTCTTGAGAGAGGCAATGTTACCGGAAGTTTTGCGGCCCCAGTTCATGCGTCAGTCTTGTTTACTCCAAGCAGGCCGGGAATGAACTCGGTGGCGATTCTTACATTTAGCTCGTTTTCAATTTCTTCGTGGACCACCTTTATCCACTTCTCAATCAGCTCAACTCGCTTTTCCAGCCTTTCAATCTGGTCTTGGCCAACGGCGCTATAGCTCATTGTTACACCTTCTGGTCGTCGGTGCGGCCAAGGCGAAGTTTCAGCATGTCACCTTCCACCTTGGGAATCGCCATGCGCTTTACATTCAAGTTAGACTTGCCCTTTTTGGGGGCATAGACACTGGTTTTCATTCCAGCTACTTTCTTGTAACTAGCCACTGTATTTCTCCTTTACTTTTGTCCTGTTCTTTCCGGTGGAGGCTGGGCGGCGGCTATGGCCTGCTGCACCAGGCCCTGAATCAACTGGCTACCGGCTTCCTGGGCGAACTGCTCCGAAGGCGAGCTTTGCAACAGCAGGTTCTGTTGCAACGCGGTAAACAACTGCGCCGCCTGCGGCGACAGCAACTGCTCAGGCCGGTCAAAAGCAAATGATTCATGTATGCGACGGAAGATTTCCGGCATATTAAGCAGAATCAGGAACTGCGGCTGCAAGGTTCCAATTACTTGCAGGAAGTTGACAAGCTGACCAAGCTGCTGCTGCTTTTCCACCTGCAACGAGATACCCCGGACACGGAACTCGTAATTTCCCTGGATAAGCTGCAAGCGCACCGGGCGAGGCAGCAGGTCAAGCTGTGCGGCTCCCGGCCCCAGTAGCCGCTGCCAGTTGGGACTGGAATTGATGTCCATGAATTGTAGCGCCAAGTCCCAGGTCAAATCAGCCATCGGCTCCAGGTACTGAGTTTCAAGTGCCAGGGCAATATCAGCCAGCATAACCGTGGTCTGGGTCAGGGTTCCAGAGAACTCGGTCGCCGTGGTCTCTCCCTTGGTATCAAGCAGCCCTTGCACAATATCGGTAATGAAGGTGCCGCGCTGGTACTCGTTGTTAAAGGCCCCCATCATGTTGAACAGGTCGGCCTGTAAGGGGTTGATGGGAACCTGCTGCAAAGCGCGGATATTGCCTGCGCCGGGACGCTTGCGGAAGATTTTACCCGGCTCGGCCCCGGTGGCAATGTCTTCCGGGTTTTCCAGAACCGACATATCAGCTTCCAGCATAACCAGCGATGAAAACTTCAGGTAGTCGGTTCCCATCTGGGCAATAGCGTCAATGTTTCTCTTTAGCTCGCGGTTTACCTCAAGAATGCCCTGGCCGGGGAAGCGGAAGGCTACCTTGAGCGGCGACGCCAGAACATAAGGAGACTTCTTGCGCCACAAAGGATTTCTTTCAGCCAGAAGTACGAACTTATTATTGGCGATAAGAAGATGGGCATCAGGAACAACAACCTGCTGGGTTTCTTCATCTATGACCGGTCCATAGTATTCTCTGACCTTTACGCTGCGCTCTACCGGAGCTTTGGCTTGCTTTTCATCGGTACGCTGCTCCTTGCGCTGCTCGCCCTCGTCCACGCGGGCATTGTCAAACACAAGCTCTTTGGGAATGTCAAAGCCCATCTTCCTCAGAGACGGCATGGAAATAATTTGTTCTTCAATAATCCAGTCAATGTCATTGCCGCCCTTTGTTTCCGGCCCCCAGCGAACAGTCCACGGGTCAACAGCGCGTATCTTCAGCTTGCCTTCCTGGGCCTGTACCGGGACAACCTGAAGCCCGTTGCTTTGCACCTTGGTAACGGCTTCGTATACCCAGTCCTCGCGGGCGGCCATCAGGCCCATAATCAAGCCAGCTTCCATTGCCTCCCGGCTGCGGTCATTGAAGCCGGAGACCTCCCAGAGCCGGTGTACCCCCTCTCTGACATAAGGGGCAAAGCTCTGGTTCTGGTTGCCGGGGTCTTCCACCAGCACGTACTTACCGGCCTGCTTGAGCAGCCGCATGAAGTTGGCTACGCCCTGCTTGACAGCAGAATGAGCTTTGGCCAGAGTAACCCTGGCCTGCCAGTCTTCCTTGTCAGAGAAGTCCTGGCGGTTGCGGTACTGGTCCCAGCATTCCAGGGCAATGTCAAAAAAGGTTCTCAGGCGGTCGCTGCTCTCGTTCCACTTTCTAGTTACTTGGTCGGCTAACTCGGCTTCGGTAAATCCACGCCGCACACCTTCGGTTTCATTGCGGGCCGGACGCTCGGCATCTTCAAAGAATCTATTCTCGCCCACCGAGAGCGTTTGTGGCTGGGCCGGAGGGGCGGTTATGCCAAAAGGTTGGGTAGCCATTTAGGGGTTATGCCTTGTTTAATTACTCGAAGACCTTGTTCCCAAGTTAGTCCGTCGCATCCGGGCTGGTGCTCTGACCACCGGGTAAAGAGTTGAGGGCAGTAGGGACATTGCACTTTGATGAGTTTTCGAGACGAACCACGTCCAGGTCTTGATGTTTTGTGCTTACTTCCACAATCAGGCTCTTGGGGACAAGCGACCGGAAACGGTGCCGGGTGCCCGGAGTCAGGCGAACCGTGCTTGGAGACTTCAGGGCTTTTACTTCTCCGTTTACTTCCAGCAGGATTTCGCCGCTCAACAGGTGAAAAGTTTCGTCCTTTTCCTTGTGATAGTGTAGAGATGACTGGAAACCCTCTTTCAGAAGCAGTAACTTGCCACAGTAAAGGTCGTTGTTGACAATCCAGTATTCCCAGCCCCAGAGCTTCTTGACAACTTTTTCATACCTTGCCATCGGTCAAGCAACAGCTTCTTCAAGCAAGAGTCTGCCTGCCCTCAGATTGCACTTTCCAACTGATTCTTCTGGCGGATTGGGTGAATAGTTGAATGCCCACCCGTAATGGCCAATACCGACAACAAGGCTGTAGACTCTGTACTTGGTACCGGGAGGGAGGTGCTCCTTGGCGGCAGCCTTTAGCGCGGCTATACAGCTATCTTTATCCCCTTTGTTGCTGGTTATTAGCTCGTAGCCAAGCTCCCTGTCGGGGTCAAACTTTCTCTTCACTGGATAAAAACTCCGTTATAACCTTGCTTAGCTCGGCTTCGACATTAAGCAGCCCTTCCCTTGCCACATCAATCAGGGGGTGGTCGCAAGGCGCAAAAGACATGCCCTTGAACTCCCCCTTTTCCTTTTTCATAATGGCAATGCAGGTGCCAAGCCGCAGGGCAAAGTCCCGTATGGAATCGTAGCCGCTCTCTGGTGTTTTATATTCGGTTGGCATAGCTCATTGACAGTCGTTTCATGGTTCCGGCATAGGGATTGTAGTCCTGAACATCGTTTACCATGTATCGCAGACAGTCATAAGAGTGGTCAGGAGTATTGGGGTCGCGCTCCTCTACGAATTCCGTTTCCCCCGTGAGGAGGTTTTTCTTTTGCTTCCATCGCTGATTGGGAAGCTCCTCAATAAGATTAAAGCAAGAAGAAGAAATAAAAAGACGAGGACTGCCCCGCTCCCTGGATATTGGGTGAAGACGGCTCTCGTCAAAGTGAAGAAGCTCATTGATGCGCTCTATGGATGTGTCTTCGTTATTGTCCGCCGGTATCAGATACAGGCCGTACTGGGCATAGTCCTTGGCAATTGACTCGGGGCCTTCCCGGTCGCGCAACTCGGTAAAGAACACCGACGGGTCGGCCTTTACCCATTCAACTCTTCGGCCAAATCTTTCAAGAAACTTTTTAATGTCCCGAGAGTGCTCCGAAATCTTTTTATTCGCCGCGTAGTATTCTCCCACCACCCAGGTATACCCTTCCTTGTCGTGGGCGCGGACAAGGCAAGCCGTTGGGGAAGAGAGACCGTAGTCGAAGTAGGCGGTAAGCATTGTAATGGGTCGCTGCTTGAGAGGGTCGAACTTGTCCTGGTCGTAAATGTGTACGCTGCGCCGGAACTCGCGGTGGACTTGCCCCTCGAAAATCTCACGGTTGCCCTCCATCCACCTCTGCTTCCATGACTCAGGCTTCTCTTCTAGTCTCCGGTAGTAGGTGGGGTCAAGCGACTCCAGCATCTCAAGGTTGTCTTTGGTGCGGCCAAAGTAGTATCCCCGGTGTCCCGGTGGATTGCAGTCGGTGTGAAAGTGGTAGTAAATCCAGTCGTGACCCTTGGGGTTGGACGAGATAAAGGAATAAGCGGGGCAGGGGCGAGGCCATACTCCTTGACGGTAGTTCTCCTGCCAGCGCCCGGTACGGGAAGTGAGCACGTCGTAAAGAGACTTGTCAATTTCTTCTGCCTGGTCAATAAAGAACCCGTTGATTTCCAGGGAAAGCAGCGACTTTTCATCAGCAGTATCAAGGTGCATCCAGATGTATTCAGTACCGTTAACCAGGATGGTGCGCGGGTTGTGACCGGAAGTCTCTCCTTTCTGGGACTTAATCCAGTCGGCAGGGCAAACCTTGGAATGAAAGGTTTCATAGGTGGTGCGACGCAGGTCAATCCAGGTCTTTCTAGCCACAACCCAGCGGCTACCGGGATACTGAGCACCCAGAAGCATAAGCCGCATGCAGCCCCCAGTAGTCTTACCATTAGCGATACCGCCATCGAAACAAGATTCGGTATACTGGTTCCAGACGAAATCTCTCTGGATGGGATTGGCGTATTCGAACTCAAGGGGCTTCAAGCTGTTTTCACCGGCTCAGGCAGAATCGGCTCCGCCAACTGGGACAGCTTCTTACCGATAGACTCGGTAGTTTCGCCCTTGATGACGATTTGTGTCGGGCCTTTAATGTTAAATGACTGGTTGGACTGGGCCTCGCGGGAAGTGGTGCTGTGCCCAAACAGGGCCAGAATGCGGTCCGCAGCCTTCAGAGCCAAGTTCTCGTCCTCACCATCGGCAACCCGGCGATAAACAGACAGCGCCTGGGCAGGATTTACCCCCAGCTTGACGGCAACTGACTTAAGCGCCTCCGCAGGCAGATTCTTTAGCTTCTTGTCAATCCTGGCCGCAGACTTCTCGGCACTCTTGGGAGCGTACCCAGCAAGCAGGGCAGACTCTTTCTGGGTCAGTCCTTCGCCGTAACGGTGCAAAAGATAGGTTTCTTCCTTGTCGGTAAGAAGTACGTGGCCATCACGAACTGTAAGAGACTCAGACATAAAGGTGAGGGCGGCTCGTTGAACCGGCTGAACCAGCAGGAAGGAGGGGCTGATTCACTGTAAATACCCCAGGGGAGCCGCCCATCTCACCCGTATCGCTACTTTTCACCATTTCTCCTATTCAGGGGCTACAAGGTGCGGGTCAGCGATTTAGACCCGAAACGAACAAAAGCCCATTGGGTACGAGTTAAACTGTCCAGAAAGGCCGTCTTGGGAGATTTCCCATCGCCCCAGTCATTCGATACTTCATTGTACCAGTCAATAAAATCAAAAATACAGACCTTGCAAGTCCCTGGATACGACATCTTGGCCTCAAGAGACTTCTGAGACTCTTCATACTCTGCCAGACAATACTTGCACTCGGCCATCACCTACAGAATACCATATGTCAAGCACGCTTGTCAAGCTAAATCTGAGCCAGCTACACTAAGATTTAACCCACTTACCCCTATCGCTCCAGTAGGGGCTATCCAATAGGGGTACCCCCATCGGCCTAAATAGGGGTAAAACCCGTAAATTATTGAAAATGGTGAGGATGGAGTAGTACCGTAGCCGTATCTCTTAC